AACAAGTGCTGGCCAGCTATCATCATGCATACAATCTTGACTATGTGGCATTCCGTTACTTCAATGCTTGTGGTGCCGACCGACTGGGTCGACATGGGCAGGAACCTGGTGCCACGCATGTGATTGCCAGAATCCTAGAAGCCACACGTGACAACAAACAGTTTTCCTTGTATGGTGATGATTACGACACTTACGACGGAACTTGTATACGTGATTATGTGCATGTGGAAGATATTGCGCATGCTCATGTGTGTGCATTGGATGCTGCGGTGCCCTCTGGCATTTACAATCTAGGCACAAACAATGGTACCAGTGTGAAAGAAATCCTGGCATGCGCTGCTGCAATTGCAGGTAAGGTGCCAGTATTGCTAGAGCCTCGACGTGAGGGTGATCCTGCTGTGCTTACTGCTAGTGCAGCAAAGTTTGGTATGCTGATGCCAAATTGGCGTCGGTACACACTGGACGATATAATTCAACACGCATGGGCTTGGTATGTTCGAAAAAATCCTTGAATTTGAACGGGCACTAGCCCGGTTCACCGGTGCTCCTGCTGCAATCATGACCGATTGCTGCACACACGCTATTGAGATGTGTCTGCGATATGAGCAAGTAAAAGGTCTTAAAATGACTCCTTACACTTACTTGAGTGTGCCAATGACCATGCACAAGCTGGGCATTGACTATGTGTACCTGGATGAACCTGAACAAACATGGTCAGGCGAATACAATTTCATATACACTAGAGTTTGGGATAGTGCTAGAAGATTGGAACCTGACATGTATCGTACAGGACAGATGCAGTGCTTGAGTTTTGGACATACAAAACCTTTACAAATAGGGCATGGTGGTGCTATACTGTTAGACAACAAGCAGGCCTACAACACGATAATAAAACAACGATATGATGGTCGTGACCTAAATATCTCACCCTGGAACAAACAAAAAACATTCCAGGTGGGATATCACTACAAACCCTCAATCGAAGATGCTGAACGTGGACTAGAGTTACTTGAGCAGTACAAGTTTGCACCTGAACACCCTAAGTTTGTACAGTATCCAGATTTGCGAAACATAACCATTAAGGAATAACATGCCAGAATTTAAACTAGATCCAATCATACATCCAAGCACTGACGAGTTTGTTCCGCTAGAAGGACAAAACTTATATGTAAAGAAAACCGACACAGCACAAGGCCGGTATCTAAGCACAGCAATTCGCGAACGTATGCAAGCAGATGGCAAGAGATTCTGGGCCGGAGACAACATCAGCGACTACTTAACTGAATCTGATCGAGAACATCTGATCAATGAAGCTACTGTAGCATTTGAAGGTGTGTTGGACACATTGCTGATAGATAGAGAAAACGATCCCAACTCAAAAGGCACAGCCAAACGATTGGCCAAGATGTATTTTACTGAAATCATGGAAGGTCGATATGAACCAGCACCGGACGCAACAGCTTTTCCAAATGATTCACAAGACCGGTATGAAGGCATGCTTGTGGTTAGAAGTGAACTACGTTCAATGTGTTCGCACCATCATCAACCTGTTAGCGGTGTTGCTTATATTGGTATCATTGCCGCTAACAAACTTATTGGTTTGTCTAAGTATACTCGTATTGCTCAATGGTGTGCGCGACGTGGCACACTACAAGAAGAACTGTGCAACGACATTGCAAGAGAGATCATGAAAGCCACTGACAGTGAGAATGTTGGTGTATACATCGAAATGACACACGGATGCGTAGAAAATAGAGGAGTAATGGCTCATAATAGTCTAACACAAACCACTGTGCTCAAAGGTGCTTTCTTAAAAGACCCAGGAACAAAGAAAGAGTTCTTTGACAATATTAAACTACAAGCAAGGAATGGCAACTAACTCAAATCCATTGAAATTTCTATATAATTTATTTATGATAAAACTTAAAATTGGCTGCTGTAAAAACAGTGGTATCAAACTACAACAAGAGTTTGCACCGCGATGATCAATTACGAAACACTAGATGAAGCCCAAGCCGCTGGTGTGGCACCTTGGGATCAACAGGTACAAGAACTAAGTGATTTTCATATCACTGTGTTTGAAGATCGCTATCCTGTCACACGTGGTCATTTGTTGTTTGTGCCTAACTACAATACTGATGCAGTAATCATTGACTGCATGGAATCGGCCATGTTGTATGGTCGCCGCTTGGTAGAACAAGGCAACTGTGAAGGATTTAACATTGGTATCAACATGGGTACTGCTGCCGGACAAACAGTTATGTATCCACATGTGCATTTGATTCCACGACGGCTGGGTGATACTGCCAATCCTGTTGGCGGGGTGCGTGGAGTTATATTTGGACAAGCTGACTATAAAGCCACAGGTTATCAACCACCGGTATAAATATACACAGCGGCCTATCGGCATCGTCCCGCTATCTAGAGATAAATAAACATATGAATAATAAATTTTATCTATATGTTAAACAACACAAAATCACTGGATTAAAGTATTTTGGAATGACAGCAACAAAAAATCCATATGTTTATTTGGGATCAGGAAAATATTGGAGACGCCATTTGGCCACACACGGTAAAGATATAGATACAACAAATGTATGGGAGTTTGATTCCATTGAATCTTGTGAAAAGTTTGCGGTAGAATTTTCAATCAATCACAATATCGTAGAATCAGTGGAGTGGGCAAATTTGCGTCCTGAGAATGGTAGAGATGGCCGGGCACCTGGCAGTCCGGGTCTGAAGAAAGAAAAAAATCCAAACTGGGGGAAATCAAAAGAACAAACTTCATTCTATGGAAAAAAGCACACACCAGAAAACATACTGTTTTTTAAAAATATGCCCAAAAGATTAGGGGGCAATAATCCCAAAGCAAAAAAAGTAATCACCCCAATTGGTCAATTTGCTTGTCAAAAAGATGCGGCTAAAGCATTAAACATATGTCGTGAAACATTACGAATGCGAATCAAAAATAATACACCAGGATTTGGTTACATATAGGTTATCCTGGACCGGACTTTAGGTGTCGACCCGGTATACAAACTCCGCCGCCTATGCTATAATCAACATAGGAGAAATTTATGCAACCAGTATCATATAAGTTCACAAGTACCAAAGAGTACCACGATAGCTTTCCATGCGCTTATCGTCAATGGCGTAGTGACAGCCATTGTAATCTAATTCATGGGTATAGTTTCAGTATGAAGTTTTACTTTGGTACCGACAACTTAGATGTTCGCAATTGGGCGGCCGACTATGGCGGACTCAAAGAATTGAAAAAGATTCTTGAGGGTCAATTTGACCATACCACACTTTGTAGTTCTGATGACCCAGAACTTGATTGGTATAAAGAAGCCGAGAAGCGTGGTCTTATGAAATTGACTATACTACCAAAGTTAGGATGTGAATCACTTGCCGATATGTTATACAAATATGTCAACGGAGTTTATATTCCAGAAATGTGGGGAGAAAGCGAGTCAAAACGACTTTGGTGTTATAGAGTTGAGGTCCGAGAAACTCAGAGCAATATGGCGTTTCGTGAAGGTCATAGGGAATGGAACGAAGACCTTTTTTCTGAATTTATGTAAATCAGCATAAAGAAACAAGAGCAAACTGGTCAGAAGAAAAGCGTAAAGAAGTATTTGAGAATAGCAGTAAAGGTAGAAAAGGTAAATGTGCCGGAGGTAAGAATGGAAGGGCAAGAAAGATTGTTGCCGAGTCCAGAACATTTGACACATTGAAAGATGCTATGCTACAATTGAATATATCTGAATACAAACTACATAGTAGATTGAAAGATCCAACCAATGAGGAATATTATTACCTATGAATAACCGAATTAAAGAACTTGCTGAACAGGCCGGCTCTACACATAAACACAATCTTCTTGCCCAACTGCGGTAGTGAAGAAGCTGCACGAGTTTGGTGCTGTAAGGTAGAAGTACGCGAAACAGATTCAAACATGGCCGGGCAACAAGGTCATCGTGAAGACAACGAGTTTCAATAAAATCTGGCGCTTATGGGCCAAGGCCCTGGGCGAAAAGGCAGGCAACACGGATGCAGAAGCGAATCGTGTTGCCTGTATTAGAACTTGCATTGTACTATGTTACATTGTGACCAACTGCTTTATTGCAGCAGGTGTTATACATCACTGGTAAATTAAAATGAACAACGTAATTGATATCAGCGTCTTGCTGCCCACTCGTGGTCGTGCAGAAGCACTGATGAGTAGCATACAAAGTCTCTACACTCTTGCTGAGGACTTTTCCTCAATTGAAGTATTGTTTGGAGTGGACAACGACGACGTGGTGGGCATGGAAAACATGCTACACAATGTATGCCCCTGGATTGAAGAACACAAGATCAATCATAAGATTTTGGTATTTGAACCTCAGGGTTATAACAATTTGCACACGTATGTAAATGGTCTAGCTGAACATAGTCAAGGCACATGGTTGTTCTTCTGGAACGATGATGCTGTGATGAAAACCCCAGAGTGGGACTCACGCATACGCGAGCGTACAGGCGAGTTCAAACTGTTGAGTGTGTATACTCATAATGATCATCCGTACAGTATCTTTCCTATCTTGCCACGGCAATGGTTTGAAATCCTAGGACACATCAGTCAACACAGTAGCAATGATGCGTATGTGAGTCAGATTGCATACTATTTGGATATATTTGAACGTATTGATGTGCATTGCGATCACAATCGTTACGACATCACTGGAGTCAACAACGATGCAACGTATCAACAACGTTGTATCATGGAGGGCAATCCCGGTCAACCGGGCGATTCAAATCATCCTGACGTGATCAAATTGCGTACCACGGATGCTGCTAAATTGGCCACATGGATGCAGGATCAAGGTCTTGATTTGACATTCTTTATCGAAGCCTGGGAAGGGCGACAAGATCCCTGGGCCAAGATGCGGGCCAACGATACCAATAATCAAGTTGACACCACAGCTAGACGAGTAAATACCGCATGACCAAAAAGAAAATCAGCTTCGTCCAACCCAACTTCCAACAAGGCCCTAAAGAATTCAACGCTTACTACCTGCCGTATTCTGCAGGAGTTATACTGAGTTATGCACTAGCGTCGCCCAAAGTTAACACAGCATGGGAAGTAGATCACCTGGTATGGCGCAGAGCACCCATTGATGAACTAGCACTGAAACTAAGCACCAGTGATGTTGTAGCATTTTCAACTTATGTATGGAATCACCGATACAACTATAAGTTGGCTCGCCTGGTAAAAAATCTTAACCCCAACTGCTTGATTGTGTTTGGTGGGCCGGAGCCGGCTATTGAAGATCCACTGCTGTTTGAAAAAGAACCGTTTATGGATCTGGTGATCAAGATGGAGGGTGAGATGACCTTCCGACACATTCTTGAAGATTACGGCACTGACTACACGCACATTCCTGGATTGTTGATTAACACTGCCGGGGGATTAGTCGACACAGGAGATCCCAAACGCATTAACGATCTAGACGAAGTTCCTAGCCCTTATCTCACAGGCATATTTGATCGTATCATGTCTGAGAGCCCTGAAGTGATCTGGAACGCTACACTAGAAACCAATCGTGGATGCCCTTATCAATGCACATTCTGTGACTGGGGCAGTCTCACATACAACAAAGTCAAGAAGTTTGATCTTCAACGTGTGTACGATGAGCTAGATTGGATCGGCAAACATTGTGGATTTGTTACCATCACTGATGCCAACTTTGGTATGTTTGTGGAACGTGACAACATGATCGTAGATAAACTGATTGAAGTACAAAAGCGGTGGGGCAAACTGGAAAGTTTTTCCATGACCTGGGCCAAGAATCAAAAGAACGAAGTTGTAGACATTGTTAAAAAACTAATCGATGAATCACCTAACTTTGGTCAGGGTCTCACAGTAAGTGTGCAAAGCATGGACAACGATGTGTTGGAAAATATCAAACGTCGTAATCTTGATCAACACAAGATTGATGAGATTTTTGCCTTGTGCGACCGGAACAACATTCCTGTGTATACAGAATTGATCCTGGGCTTGCCAGGTGAAACAGTAGATTCCTGGAAAGAAGCTTTCTGGAAGATCTTCCGAGCAGGCAATCATGGTGGTATCAATATCTTACAATGTCAGCTGCTGGAAAATGCAGAGATGAACCTGTTGCAAAAACGCCTGTACAAACTGGAGTCTGTACCAGTATACGATTACATGAGCGGCAGCTACGGAGATGTGGATCTCAACGAAAGCATTGATGTGGTGATAAGTACAAAAACTATCCCACGTGACGTCATGTTGGATACACTGGTATGGTCGAGCTTTATTCAAACATTCCATATCAATGGTGTTAGCACATACATAGCCAGATACTTGGCCAAACATCAGAACATTGACTATAGCAAGTTCTACGAGGACTTGTATGAGTGGGTTCAGAAAGATCCATGGTTCCGATTACAATTTGCAGAAACACGCAGCTACTTTGAAAACTGGATGACCAAAGGTCGGATCGATCACCCACGTATTGGTAACATTGAAGTGTTTGGGTGGAACCTCATGCACAGAACCACATTGTACATGGTCAAAGACAAAATGATCAACTATGTGTTTGATTCACTTGACAAATTCTTGAACACACACTATAATATTGATTCACTAGTAAAAAATCAACTGTTGCAATTTCAACGAAATTATGTAATCGACTACAGAGACTTGCCCACATTACCACTCACACAGTCATTTGATTATGACTTCCTGGGTTATATTCAAGACCACTCTGTATTGGAAAATCCCACAGTTTACAAATTTGACACTGCCGAAGATCCTGCAATGAGCGAAGATCGATTCCTGGAGAACATGTACTTTGGTAGAAAACGCAACTTTGGCAAAACCAATATTACCCGTATAACACAATGAGTTTACCTGCACAAAATCCCAACATAGATATTAGCGTATTGCTGCCAGTACGTGCTCGCCCTATTCCGATGGATCAATGCTTGCACACCTTGATTGATACTGCTACCCATCCGGAACGTATTGAAGTGTTGATAGCATTCGACGACGACGATACTGATACTATAGAATACTTTGTGGATGTGATTGCACCGTATCTTGATTCAAAAGGTGTAACATACAGCGCCATGCAATTCAAACGCCTGGGCTATCTTCGGTTAAATGAATATCTCAACGAGCTGGCCAATCACAGCACAGGTTCCTGGATTTTCTTCTGGAACGATGATGCTGTGATGACCACTCCGGGATGGGATGATGTAATACGTGAACACAACGATCAATTTGCATTGCTGCGAGCCGAGACCAATCATGACCATCCATATGCTATCTTTCCTATCCTGCCACGCAAATGGGTAGAAATCACCGGCAACATATCACCACATCAGATTAACGATGCATGGACCAGTCAAATTGGCTGGATGTTGGACATTGTGATTACTATACCTGTTATGATTGAACACGAACGATTTGATCTTACTGGCAAGAACGGTGATGATGTGTTTAAGAACCGGCCCATGCTGGAAGGTAATCCTAACCATCCTAGAGACTTCAATCATGTGACCTGGCGCACACGTCGCATGCAAGAAGCTATGAAAATTGCAAATTATCTAGTACCATTGGGTTACGATCTTGAACATTTTAAATTGGGTATAGAAAACAAAATTGACATCTGGCACAAGATGTTGAAATTAGACACCAAGGGTCTAATGAAATCATGGAGTAGCACTGAACTTGACAACTGAACTCATAGACCGAATTAAACATTACTGGAATGCACAACCTTGTAATGTCAAACACAGCCTTAGCGAACCCGGCACTGAACAATACTGGAATGAAGTTACAGAACGTAGATTCTTTGTAGAACCTCACCTGCGTGATTTTGCCAGTTTTCACTTGTGGCGCGGCAAACGTGTGTTAGAAATAGGATCCGGCATTGGGTCGGATGCTGTGGAGTTTGCACGGCATGGCGCCGACTATGTGGGTATTGATCTGTCAGCAGAGTCTGTGGCCATGAGCCGACAACGTTTTGAACTGTTTGGACTCACTGGCGAGTTCCATGTGATGGATGGAGCAGACAGTGCAGCAGTAGCCAGCCTGGGCAAATTCGATCTGGTGTACAGTTGCGGAGTATTACACCACTACCCTGATATGACTGCATGTTTGGATAATATTCATGCTGCTCTGGTACCCAATGGAGAATTTCGCATGTTGGTATACGCAAAGAACTCCTGGAAGTATGCAATGATCCAAAAAGGGCTGGATCAATTTGAAGCACAATCAGATTGCCCATATGCCAAAGCCTACAGCAAAGAAGAAATTTATGATCTGTTGGAGGAGAAGTTTCGAGTGCTAAGGATTAGACAAGATCATTGTTTCATGTATAATGTATCTAAGTACCGAGCAGGCGAGTACGAATTGGAATCTTGGTTTGCTGCCATGCCCGAAGACATGAGAGCAGCAGTAAAAGAATACCTGGGTTGGCATTTGTTAATTAAAGCACAAAAAATATGAGTAAACTAAAAGTAGCAGAGCTGTTTTACAGCATCCAAGGTGAAGGCCGCTAAATAAGAGCGGGCGAACGGACTGATCCTCCTTCTGTGCCAGTAACACAGATAGCTCACTATTACTTTACTGGAGTATCTTATATGTCTAATGACATAACATATTGCCTTCTTGAAAATTCTGTTGTTCCTAAAGAACATATTATAGAACGCTATCTAAAATTTATCAACTATTGTAAAAATATTGAGTTTGATTGTTATACTGAAACTCATCATATTATTCCCCGCTCTTTTAACGGAACGAACGATAAAACCAATCTTATTAAATTAGGGGCAAGACATCATTATATTGCCCATTTGTTATTAGCAAGAGCAACTAATAGTCCTAAAATGATTAAAGCGTTACATAGAATGGTTTATTCAACAACCGGCGATGTTCAGCGTAATTACAAAATTACCAGCAAAGTATATGCGTATGTTAGAGAAGAACATTCTAAAATAGTTAGTGCTTACAGCAAGGACACAGTGGTAGCAAGACAGATATACACTGAAGAAGTTAAACGAATTCCTAAAAAATTGTTCGATACATACAACGGTATTTTGTATGAAGCATTGGCTAAAAATAGAAAAGATTCAAAAGAAACTAAACTTAAAAAACAAGCCGCAAGTAAAAGACCAAGAAAAGTAAAACAAGGATTACGAAGTAGAAGTTTGGCTGCGTCCAAATATTCATATAAAACTCCGTTAGGATTTTGTCAAAATAGTAGTGATCTATTAATACTATATCCATCATTTACTAAAAATACGTTGACAATGTTAGACAACGATGTTATTATTAGTAGTAAATTCGCATCTATACATAAAGAGTTTTTCCAATGTGTCGGAAAAACATTTAAAGAGTGCGGTATCATTAAATTAAAAAGGCTTTAAATGTCAAAATTACATTACACAGAATTGTTCTATAGTATTCAAGGTGAGGGAAGATATATGGGAGTGCCCAGTGTGTTCCTCCGTATGTTTGGCTGTAACTTCCGTTGTAAAAATTTCGGGCGCTACGAGAAGGATATTCTCGGAATTGAAGAAACACATAATCCAGAAGTAGTCGAGTTTATTAAAAATATAGATCAATATAAAACATTTAAAGACTTGCCATTAGCTAAAACCGGATGCGATAGTTATAGTTCTATCTATCCAGAATTTAAACAATTCGTTATTAAAGAATCCAGTGATGCTATTGTAGAACGTACTATGGAAATTCTTCCTGAGAATAAATGGCAGGATGCTCATCTTGTTATTACAGGTGGCGAGCCGTTACTAGGTTGGCAACGTGCTTATCCTGATTTGTTAAATCACAATAGTATGAAAGATCTAAAAGAGATTACATTTGAAACAAATGGTACTCAAAAGCTAACTCCAGAATTTAAAGAATACTTACAATCATGGCAGAATGCTTATGGAATTGATAGAGAAGTAACATTTAGTGTAAGTGCTAAATTATCCTGTTCAGGTGAACATCCAGATGAGGCTATTAAGCCAGAAGTTGTTTGTGAATACGAAGAAGCGGGTTATACATATTTGAAGTTTGTTGTTGCTACAGAAGAAGATGCTGAAGAAGCATTAGAAGCAGTGGACATTTATCGTGCAGCAGGATTCCGAGGACATATCTATCTAATGCCTGTTGGTGGTGTTGAAAGTGTTTACTCGTTAAACAACAAAGCAGTGGCTATCATGGCCATGAATGCAGGCATGCGTTATAGTGATCGACTTCAAGTGCCGCTTTTCAAGAATCTCTGGGGTACGTAATTAAAATACCCCACTTATTTGTAAATAGACTGGTTGGGGGTTGACACTGACAAAAAGAAAACCATCTTGGCAAGATCGGGCCCCAACGACTGGAGCAGTAGTGCGCCTGAACATTATGAATATATTGCCCAAGTCAAATGGCTGGGTGACTACACTTGGATAGAAGTAAAAGAGGATTAATATGGCATTTTTTGATATGTTTCGAAAGAAACCCGCACCTGTAGAACAAAAGTTACCCGAACCCAAAGCAGCAACACCTGCGCCACGATCCAAGACCCCCAAAGAGGAACCAAAGACTGCCAAGCAATTGGCCACAGAGAACAATGCACCGTATGTGAA